GCGGTCATTCATAAACCCAAAGCCGCCCAACAGGGTTCGGAAAATAGACGATGCTGATGCCTTTAGCTGAACGGCAATTAAATCTTGAATGATGCTACGGGCTAAACTTTTAAACGATAGCTTGCCGGTGCGTACAAAGTTATCTAGGGCGCTTTCCATGTTGCCCATGACAGATTGAAAAGCCTTTGCCCCGTTTTCTAAATCGGTTGGCATATCGCGGAAAAAACGCGAACCTTCTTTCATAAAGCCTTCGCCAAATGCGCCTTCGCGTTGTGCTTGAACCGCTTGGTTCTGTGCGCGTAAATAGCGTTCAGTTGCATCGGCTAATGCGTTTTCTTGTGAAATTAAATGCGCTTTTGCGTCAGAATCTAAAATATTATTTTTTTGAATTTCTTTGATATTTTCAAGTCTTTGCTGTTCATTCAAATACAAATCTTTAATAAGTTTTACATCGTCACTTCGCAAATTTTGGTTTGCTTGTTCAATTGCAAAAATATCATTTTGAATTTTTAAAGATTGTTCTTTTGCCCTAATTGTTGCTATAGCGTTTTGATACGCTGTAACTTCTAGGTATTCTGCCCTTGTTGCATTGTTGGCCTGTTCTTTAATTTCATTTCTGTATTTTTCTAATAGCCTTGCTTGTTCTCTTTCTTGTGCTTCTGCTAATCGCTTTGCTTCTTTGGAGGCGGCTTCGGCTAATCGTTTTCTTTCTTTTTCTGCGGCATCAGTAACATTTCGACCGCCGCTTGGGGCTTTAGGTTTTGGCCCACCACTTGCCACCAACGCATCAATTGAATTACCGTATTGGGGTTCACCCATCACTTTAGATTGAAATAAATCTAACTGTATTTTTTGCGCTAAAACAGAATTGTTGTATTTTCTGTTAGCTTCGATTGCGGCATCGACACCCTTAGTTACTAAAACAACCGCATTGGTGTATGCAAATCCTATTTCATCAAAGATAGCTTTAAAGAAGTAAGCGATTTCAGAACCTAAAACCGCTACGGTTTGAAATACAGTTTTAAAGATTGCGCTAAGTGATACGCCGTTATCACTTAATGTTTTAAAGTAGCCAACAGTATCTTTTAAAATTGGCCCAAGTTCAGTAGCCAAAACTAACATCACATCGCGGGATGTTTGGGCTAACAAGTCGTAAGTATCAGCGGCGGCTTTTATTGCCTTTTCCTGTTCAGCAATAAGCGGATTTGCAGTAGCCATTTTTTCCGCAAAGCCAACCATGTCAACGCCTTTGGCGGCTTTGGAGAAAATCTCCATTGCTTTAGCGTTGCGCGTTACGGGGTCTTCAACTTTGGCTAAGTTTGCAACCAACTTGTTTAGCAATTCTTCCTGTGAAAGTTTGCCTAAGTCTTGCAACGTAACGCCTAGCGCCTTTGCGGTTTTCTGCGCTTGTTCTGAACCGCCCGCGGCATCATCAATAAACTTGGCAAAGGCCGACAGCATCTTGCCCGCGTTATCCGCTTTGCCGCCTGAGTTAGCAAGGGCATCAGATAGCTGTAGAACCTTGCCTATTGCTACTTCGTTGGCATCGGCTACATCGGCAAGTTCATCGGCGTATTTAAGCGCGGCGGCAGAAGCGGCAACCAATGCAACCGCACCAATCTTGCCAAACTTTTCGGCGGCTTGGCTAAATTGTTCAAGTTTCTTTCCGGCGGCTTCAATGCCTCTGTTGAACTCCGCAGAATCAAGCCCTAGAACAACGCCCAAGCGGGCAATATTATTAGCCATTTTCTACCCCAAAAAGTTTTGCATCAAATCCTTGCGCCTGTGTCATAAAGGCCAAAAGGCTATTGTTTGCACTTGCTTTCTGATCTTCTTCAGACAGCGGCGGGTAGATGTAATCATAAGCAGAACCCAAAATGTTGACTAGCTTATAAGGCGCAGAATTCGCTGTTCTCATGTAATTAAAAACCCCGTTAGTCAGGGTTGCCAATTGCGTAAGAATTCCGTAGTTTCCGACCATGCCATCGGCATACATTGTTTGTATATTTGCCATCGTTACATCGTCCAATTCTGATATTGTTTCTAGGGTATGCCCGTTAAAAATCATTGCCGCAAAGCATTGAGTTTTTAACGAGCCTATTAGTTTCCCCGCGCTTCCCTATAGGTCGGGCTAATGACTTCACCAATCTTTTCGACAATCATCATTTGTACAGAAATTGGGAATTCATCTTGTATATCGGCATAGGTCAAATCTTCTAGGCTTGCACCCTCTAGTTCAGGAACTAGGAGTTTAAAAAACTCAGTAATGCGGGCTTCAGTAATTGCTTTGTTTTTTGCCGCCTCACGCATTGACCGACCTTCAATCAAAATATCGTCATCGGTAAACTTAAATTCTTCTGTTTGATTTTTTTCAAATTGACGCAAAGGTTTTGTAATTTCAACAAATGTTTGGTTAATCAAATCATCGTTTGGTTCGGATACCTTTTTGTATATCGCCTCTGATTCGGCGACCAAAGGTATGCGTACTTTGAACGTATGCCCGCCCAATTCAAATGAACGAGTAAGCAAATTCTTTTTGTTGGCTTGGTACTTGTCGCCAAATGCTGAACTTAATTTTGTCATTTTGTAGTCGTGTATTTTGTTAGTCTTCGGCGCAATATTGCCGCCAAAGTGTTTACTGTTGAACTTTGTTGGGCTTCAATAGCGGAACGCAAAAATGGCTTTGCCCCGTTATGTGCCGTTCCAAATTCTTGTGCTATTGCGCGGGCATCGCTTTTAATGCCCGCAAACTTGTTAGAAAGATACGCACCGTAATGTGCATCTTGTGTCATTGCGCTTAGTTTCTTTTTACTTTGTTTAAGTCCTGCCCCCTCTGACATTCGAGCCAATTTCCTACCTGATGCGGTCGTTACTATTGCAATGACCGAATCGTAGGGTGATACATATTTAGAACGCCTGTCGGCCCTTGTTGGCCTTCGTGCTTCCACTTGCAATGACAAACGCAAACCGCCTGTATCAACCGGCGCGTTAGCTTGTGCCATTTGCAAAACGGGTTGCATGGCCTCGCGCATAGCCGGAACAACTATCTTGCTGTTTGTTTTCTTATCGCCAATTTCATCTTGAATTTCGTTCAACTTGGCGTTAAGTTCTTTGAGGCCACTAACCCTGAAAGACATTTGCATAGCATTACCCCAAAGGCTTAATGATCTTTTGGTAAAGCGCGTTGTTTAACGTATAGACGTAATCAACAATTTGGTCGGGCGTAAATTTATCCGCGTGCCTTGCCGCGATTTCATGTGCCAACGTGATAGCTGTTATGCGTTGTTGAGTAAACCCAAACCAATCCTTGCGAGAATCGGATTGGGCTACCAAAAAGTTCAGCATATCGTTTGTGTCTTTTATTGTGACTGTCATATCTAATCTTCTGTTGTGTTTGTTGTGCTGTTTGTATTAGTCGGGTTGTGCTTTGCTAAATAAGTCAAAGCTACAAACTCGGCTGTATCGGGGTCGCAATCTGCTAATGCTTCGGCAACCTCTAACGCGTCAACGGGCAACCCCTGCGCGGCGGCATCCAGTGAACCGTAGTGGTTCACTAGAAATTCAACGGCATCATTGAGCGTTGACATGGTTAGGTGCTTGCAGTCCAACCGTACTGATTGCCGCGGGGGTGAATCGTGAACGTCACCTTGGCTTCAGCACTTGGCGATGGGTCAATCGTCCATTGGCTAACGCGACCGTTAAAGGCGTAATTAACAATTCCAACGCCATCGGTTGCGCTAATAACAAACGTGCGGTCAATTAAGCCGCTGTAGGCATCGCCGCGCAACAACAGCAAAACGGTATCCGATGGATTCCATGCCGCTGTAATTGACATTGACGTTGGCGCAGATTGCGTTGGGATTTTGTCGGATTGACGCGAACCGGCCACGCCAAAAGATGCTACAGCATCATCTTGACCAAAGGCGGGGATTGCTTCAACAGGTACAGCATTACCGATAACCGCAAGTGGTGAAACAGATGCGTAAACCGACAAGTTTGCAGTTGTCAACGGCGTTGGTGTCGCTGTTGGTTGTGCGTACAAGGTCGCGGTAAATCCGGCTAGAACTTTATTTGGGAGTGCCATTTCAATTTCCTTTCAAGTTAAAAAATTGTCTAATCTCAATTGTTAGTATTGGGATTTGTACAAGGGTCTTATGATGGAATATCTATAGTGCAATCTAGAAAGATTTGCGCTAACTTATCTTCATTGTCATAACTGTTGTAAAGCCATTGAACATCGGCTTTACTAATGTAAAAACCTCCATCCGCTGAATTGCCGAACATACCGCTATAACCATGCAGGGCTTGCAAAATTTGATTGGAAATGGTGAACCCTTCTTCAATCACTTGCGTAAAAATAGAAATCTGAAACACCGGCGTGTCGATGCCTTTATTGCTTTGATAAATGCCCGTGTAAACCGGTTGATGCACGTTGCGTAGCATCCAAGTAATGAACTTAGGTTGCGTTGCAAAGTTACGGTTAAACGCCGCATACACCGGCACGGGCGTAACGATGGCGTTCAATTGGTATTGAATCGATTTACCGTAATTGATGACATTGTTTTGCGTGGTCATACGGCGGCTACAGGGTCATTTCTGACGCAAGTTAATATGACGTTCATGCGGTCGTCAGTCTCGCGCACCGATTCAATGCGCCAATCAAACGTGCGGTAGTTAATTGCATACAAGTTTTGGTTGTTAACAATCGTGCGGGTGTTAGGCGTGTAGTTCAAAGTGAAATTCACAATGTCGGCATACACGCGGTATTTCTCGCTAATACGAACATTGTTTGAAACTGAACTAACCCTAGCGCGAGTCACAAACCAATCTGCAAGGGCCGTAGTTTGCTCACCAAAGGAACTTGTACCAAAGGTTAGGTTCTTGACGGTAATGTTTTCAAACCGTGCAATAGCCATTTACATCACCAAAGGTTTGTAAGGGCGCAACAATGCCGCAATGCCAAACGGGATTTCCTTTAGCTGAATATCTGTTGTATTGCTACGGTTGTTGTAAAGATGCGTGAACAACAACAGGCCCGCTTGCTTAATGACGGGATAAGCTGACAACGGGTTAGGTGCGGTTTGATACTCGCAAACAATTGGCGCTGTCATGCCGCTGTTAATCGTTGTTGGCAAAGATTGCACAATAACTTTATTGCCGCTTGGGTCGTAGTAATACTGATTTGTTGCGACCGTTGTTAACACCGGCGGCATCGCTTCGTTGTAATACGCAACCTTATTTATAGTTACGCCCGCCATGTTGGGGTAATAGTTTTGCGATACTTCGGGCAAATCTAAACTAACAGGCGATGACGCTAGGTTTTCAGCGCCGTACCAAACTCGGTATGTAACGCTAAAAATAGACAAGCCTAAGTAGTCTTCAATGGCTTGGCGAACAGCTACTTCCAATGACGTTAAATATGTATCTTGTGATTCATCGCCAAACAAATTTAATTGCTGTGTAATTTCATCTAGAGTCAACCAAGCGGTCAGGCTATCCCGCGCAATCTGTTCAACCTTAACGTAGCTGAAAGGATTGCGAGAGTCAGCACCAAAAGGCGCATCTAGAAGTGAACTGTTTACAGGCATTGTTTACCCTTTAGGCGGCAGACATACGAACACCGGCAAACGGGTCGCGCACGCTAGAAACAACGCGACATTCTGCATACAGAGTCACAAAACCGACCTGACTTTGCTCATACATTTGTACGTTCATTTGTTCTGTATTGCCGATTGTCAAAAAGCGATTCCAATTGGCTAAATAGATTGGGAAATCAACAGATAGGTAAGGGTTAGGCACAACAGGCCAACCAAAGATGCGACCGACCGCGGCGGCATCTGAATCACCCATTTCTAAGAACAAAGGCAACCCTGCCGTATCTTTTAATTGACGCAATGTTTGAATCATTGCAGGGCTAATGTGCCAAGCGGTTGATTCAAGCGACCAATATTGGGCGGGCAGGGCATTAGCCATTGCAACCACCTTGTTGTAAGTTACAGCAACGCCGCCGTTGCTAACCGTAGCGATGGTGTGAATACCGTTTGTGATTGCCGTGCCTGATGTACCAAACGCGCTTGTTGCGCCGCTTGTGTACCCATCTAAGCCGCGCAAACCATTGGTTGAGCCTGTCGATGTTGTAGTGCTTCCGGCTTGGTCAATGTTTGTCACCATCGATTGACCTTCTAACTGTGCAAACTCTAACGCAAGGTCTTCAACAAGCGTTGCATCTAGCCCGTTTACATCACTAAGCACCGCGGTTCTAATCGGTAGCTGTGCAACCAATACGCGAACCGGTAATTGCCAAATGCTTGTATCAATATTTGGTGAACCGCTATTAGGGGTGAACGTGTAGCCCCAAGGGTTTGTAGAGTTAGCCGCATTACCGGTTTTAGCAACAAACTGCGCGTCAGAACCCGTAACAATAATTTGTCGTGAGCCTTGACGCAAAGGGTTAGCTTGACGCAATGCCGCAAATGATTCGTCAAAAACTGTATTACCACCGATGCCCGAACCTGAACCTGTAAGCGCAGAAGCCTCGCGTAAATCGATTGCAACATTGCCGCCTTCGGTAATGGCTTTTTTAATACCGTCCAAGATTTTTTCGGTGATAGTCATTTTGATTTCCTGTTTAAAAAAAGCGGGGGTTTTTAGCCCCCGCTAATGGCAACGCAAAAAATTATGTTGCTGTACCGGTTGAACGGTATCTGACCAAAGCCTGTACATCAGAAATTGAGCAAGCTAGGCGTTTTTCGCCGTAGAAAGTTATGAACCCAACTTGTGTTTGGTCGTATCTACGCATTACCATGTTTAAACGATCAATGATTGTGTGACCGCGTGTGAAGTCGCCAAAGTACATTGGGTACAAAGAATTTGTACCGGCAGAACCCGCTGTTGTTTGTGATGGTGTATCGCAATACTTGTTTACAACAACATCAAAGCCCAACAAAGAACCAACAATGCCATCAACAGACAAGCCTTCGTTACGGTTAAAGATTGGTGCGCCGTTGTTGTCTTTCAAAGCACGAATTGCGTTCAACAAGATTGGGTTAATCATGAACTTCGTGTTTGGCGACCAATAGGCTTGCGGAAGTTGGTAAATCAAATTGATAACATCGGTGTATGTGATGTTGTTAGCACCAACAGTCGCCGCGTTAGTGGTAATTTGGTCATAGGTCGCCATGCTGTGTAAACCGCTTGTTGAGCCTGTGCCGCTTGTACCTAATGACGCTACTGTGCAAGTACCGCCCGCGTAAGTCGCGTTTGAACCTGCATATTGATCTAGGCCACGCAAACCATTTGTACCGCCGTAAGGATTACTTGCCGATTGCGCCGCTTGGTCATTGTTCTGCACCATCGAAATTCCCTCTGAAGCCGAAAATTCCATGAGCATGTCGTCAACAACATTTGCTTCCAAACCGTCAATGTCGTCCAAAGCCGCAGTACGGATTGGGAATGCTACATTAAGGTCTTGCAAAACTAATTGCCAAATAGAAGTGTTTTCAGTTGTATCTGCGCCGTTGTTTTGAATTGCATATCCCCAAGCCGCGCCCGCATTTCCGGTTTTCTGTCTGAACATGTAGCTACTGCCATCAGTAGAAACTGTGCGTGACAAACCGCGCATAGGATTAGCTAAACGCAATGCGGCAAACACGGGGTCATAACCGGTGCGACCACCTTGGTTATTACCACCGGCTGTCAATGCTGAAGCCTCAGTCATGTAAGCATCGCGTTGACTTTCGTCAGCAAAGATTTGCAATTCTTTTTCTACACGGGCATTGCTTTTGTAGAAAGATGTAAGTTGTTCGCGCACGCTACGGTTTACATCACTACGCACGGTCTTAGCGGGCTTAATGATGGCGGGTGCTTGAATCGTTGCTACTTTGGCTTCCAAAGCAGAAATAAATTCTTGCATTTCAATTTTTACCGCTTCGATAGCGGCGGGGATTTTTGCTTCAACGGCGGCAATGCTTTCGCTTTGCTTGGCTTCGATAGCATCCAATTTTTCAATAATAACTTGTGACATTTTAGGCTTTCAGTTTGGTGTTTAGAAATTTCAGAAGTTCACGGGTTTCTAAGGCCGCTAGAATTTCTGATTCTGTTGTTGCCGCTACCACTTCAGCATCCCGCTGTTGTGTTTGCGTTTCAAGCGTTGGTTCTGTTACAGCATCCCGCTGTTCAAGAACTTGCTTAAAGACAGACGCGGCAACCACCGCATCTTTTCGGATTAGCCCTGCATCCCGCAACGCCACTTCCAAAACTTTTAAATCTGCTGACCCGTCAGCGCGGAAATATTCCAACTTGCTAACTTCCGCTTGTAAATTATTGGGGTACATCACAACGCTTACTTCGCGCAAGCCGCCTTTTGTGATTTGGAAATAACCTTCTTCGTCATCGTAATTTTCGCAAGGGTTGCCTTCGGCATCGACCATTTCGTATTCGTCAGCGTATGCGCCAACAGATACACCGCCAAACATGGCGGGCGATTCTTGCATGACTTTATAAAGATCATTACCGGCGCTTGTGTTTAAGAACAAACGACCGTAGGCTTTCATGCCTGTATCGTCCATTTCAAATTTGTGCCATTCGCCAACTGGGATTTCATCCGCGGCGTGGTTTACAAACATCGGTAGGGGGCGATTTGATTTACCAAAATCATTCACCCACATTTGGAAACCTTCGGGGGTGTAATTAAAGCGGCGACCATCTGCGCCGACCCTTGGGCCAAATGTCGTTGCGATTGCTTCAATATTGCCTGTGTTTACGCCTTGCTTTTCCAAAATCAGTTTGGCTTCGCAAATCATCCAAAGGTTTTTTACAGTCATAGATTACCTCATTGATTTTTGATCTATCAATGTCTTGTACTATTTTTGGAGGCCGACCCCTGCGCGGGGGTGCATCTTGACTTGGCTTATATGTTGCCAAAGATGCTATCACAACCTTAAAAATATAAGACACTTTATTTCTTAACTATTTACCTATGTTCATCTTGCGAGTTTGCGAACCACCACCGCCGCCGGTGTCCTGTGGTGACGTACCCGATATACCTTGCGGTGATGAAGCAGAAGTTGTTTTACCGGTTAGTTCGTCAGCGCCATCGATGTTCGGCATACCCATGTATTGCCGCGCTTCGTTAGGTGTCATGATGCCCGCGCCTACACCGGCGACCGCAAAATTCATTTGGTCAAGTGGTGCGCCTTTTAAAAAGTTGCGCGTATCAAACTCGATATACAAATTGGGGTAGCCAACAAACAAATGTTGCTTTAATTTCTGTTCGATGTTTATCAACGTGGGGTACATCGTTGATTTATAGAATTCATCCAACATCGTTTGCGTATTGTTATATTTTTGGTCAGCTACGCCAATCATTGCGGGCGGCACGCCAAACAAACCGCAAATGCGTTTCATTGTTTGTTCTTTTAGCTTTGCCGCATCGGTATCTTGCAGAGTCAGCATATTTAACGGCGTGTACTTCATCCCTTGGTCAAGCAACATACCTTGACCGGCCTTAGATGGGTCGCTTGGGCGGCTACTGACCATTGCCGACCATGCTTCTTTTAGGCGTGCGGCAATTTCTTTGTATTTGCCATCAGGAATGACCGATTCAGTCGTGAACATACCGGACGGTTTAGCGCCGTTTTGCATGACGTAGTTAGCGTATAGGTCAATATCTTGGTCAAGCGAAACAAGTTCCGCGGCAAGAATACCTTTGTTAAAACCGGCAGAACCTTGCCAGTTCATTTCTTTTATGTGCATCACTTGGTTAAAGTTCAGCGGTTCATCACGGTTAAAACCGTAAGCGGGCGTAGATAGGCGGTAGCTAGGGTAGCGGGCCGGTGTAATGGTGACAGCAATCAGCGTTGAATCAAGCAAATACATTTCTAGCGGTGTATCTGTTGAACTACCTTGATCTTTGCGCCACCAAAGGGTAAACGCTTCGCCCGCAAGTTCGTACCACATAAGCCACTGATACCAAAATTCGTATGTGCTTTGAAACTGATTAGGTTGCGCTAAAAGGTTGCAAACTTGCTTTGCTTTGGCCTTATCGCGTGCGCCTACGGTAGTGCTTTTGACAGCATCAACGTAACTGCCATCTTCGGCTTGGCAAACTACGCGAATAGGTAATTGGGATAGGGCGCGGGCCTTTGCCGCTACGCACGCCATGATTGTGCTGTTGCGAGTTAACAAACTCATGTCAACAGGGCGACCCGCTTGGTTTGTCGAACCCGTTGTTACATACGTTATTTGTGTATTTACATTCGGGTTTTTGTTGTTGCCCGAATAAACAATGTTGTTACCAAGGGCCGTTTGTCCAAACAAAGTATTGGATTCATTTTGATTTTTATTGCGCTTGAAAATATCAAAAATAGCCATGTTTTAGCCCAATAACTTAATTTTTTACAGTTCAAAACTCCTGAATCCAAATGTATCTGTAACAAAAACATTGTCTAGATGACAATGAATAGCCATGACCATCGCAATAATTCCATCAACCTTTGCGCTTGCATCGGCTTCGTTCTTTCTTAGCTTCACGTTGCCGTTAATATCTACATACGATTCAATATTGCCAATCTGCCAACCAACAAACGGGTTGCCATCGTGCAAGATTCCTTTTTTCAAAATGAGTTGTTCGGCAGTCTTAGACGGGTTAGATAAAACCGCCATGCCCTGACCAACTTTCTTTACGGGTAAACCTTCAGCATAAAGATTAGCCACAAGTGAAGCGGCGTTGTAGGGGTCGTACCCAACTTCTTTAACGTCATGCTTGATACATTGTTGTTTGATATACGTTTCAACTTCGTTTAAGTCGGTGACGTTGCCTTGCGTTAAACGCAATATGCCGCTTGCCTTTGCTTGCAAGAAAATTGATTTGTAGTGGTTAGGTATCAGGTCTAAACTTTCTTCGGGCAAGAAAAACTGAAACTCCGCAAAGAATTTTTCTTCGCTGTACCGGTGCAAAGTACACACGGCGTTCAAGTCGCGTGAATAGGCCAAGTCAAACGCAATAAACGAACTTTCGGGTTTGTCATCCGGCATCGTGCTAACTGATTCATCCCAATACCGGCGGTCAATCCACGCGCTATTTGCCGAAACGTAAATGTTCAATTGCTTGCACAAAAATTCGTTCAGGCTTGCGGGCTTAGATTGCGCTTCGTGCGCCATGTGCCGTATGTGTTCAGTCGTAACAGATACGCCAAGCATAGGGTTAGCTTTGCCCCAAGTGGCCTCATTCGTCCATTCGTCCCCTGCATCGATGCTGTACAGCAACCCAAACCATCGGTAGTTATCTTCTGCCGCGCCGCGTAGCACGGTTTTAAAGTGGGTCATGTCCTCAAAAAATTTAGTCGAGCGTGTATGTGAGGCCGTGGTTAAGTACATCCGCATTGGGTTTTTACGCGCACCCATGCCCGAATGTAAGATTTCAATTTGCCCGCGGTCGGTAATCTGCGCGGCTTCGTCAATCATCGCGCACGATGGGTTCTTACCGTCACCGGTTTTACGGTTATCACGCGACAAGGCGCGGTAAGTAGAAGTCGAGTCGCCCGCCTTTTTTAACTCGCTACGGTAAACAATAAACTTAGATTGGAACTCCGCAACCATGTTTTCAATGATGGCCTTAGATGAATCAAAGCAAATGCTTGCCTGTTCCCGATTGGTCGCCAAGGTAAACACTTCAGCGCCCGCGTCCCCGAATTGCAGTTCATACAGGGCAATGATTGACGCTAGGGTTGTCTTCCCACTTTTTCGCGGCACAAACAGTATTACGTCAGTCACCCAACGAAATGACTTATCGCGCCTATCCCGAAACCCGTAGATAGCGGCTAGGAACAGAACTTGAAAGGGTTGTAGCTGTATAGGCTTGCCCGCATCAGCGCCTTTAACGTGGCGGCAGAAACGCGAAAACTTTAAAATGTGTTCGGCCTTGTCCGGCACAAACTCATACGGCGCGTCTTTGCGTTCTACCATGTCAAGAAACCGCTGTGCGGCTAACTTGACATCTTCACAAGCGGCAATGTCGCCAAGGGTTACAGCGCGGGCGTAGTTAAACGCCGGTTCAAGCAGTGGCGAATAATTCATCTACTTCACTAACCTTGGCTTTAAGTTTGGGCCGACCGCGTGCAACCAAGGCAAGTTCGGCAAGTATCTTGATTGCTTTATCTAAACACTCGGTTCTAATCTTGTAATGAGGGGAGGCCGCTTCGCCCGCGTGGTAGTGGTAAATAACACCCACATTTAACAAATGCAATTGGCTTTTAATCATGGTTTCAACTACCATAACTAACGAACCAATTAAAAGTTGGTCAGAAGCAGTCAATGAGCCTGTCGAGCCTTCGACCTCATTTCTGATTGCAGTTTCAAATGCGTTTGCGTCCCAAGTGTTCGGGTCGCGCACAAAATTGATGATCTGTTTTGGTGCTTTTTTCATGGTTTCGCCTTTGTTGCTTTTTTGCAAATCTACCCCCTATGCTGACTTTGTGTTTCCACAGAAACACC